AAAACAGTTCATCGATTTCCTCAAGGGTCTCATCGCGGATGGCTTGGATTTGGAATATTCGCGCGGATTCGGGGTGCGCTCCGTGTTCCGTGAGGGCATTTATCGTGTCGGGGGTGTTCCCCTCGAGGCCTATTTGCGTATCGCCCCATTCTAACGGCCCCGCGCGGTCCTCGCACCACTTCTGTGCGTCTTCGACGAACCGAAATGCCTCCTGGGCTATTATGGCCCTCTTCCCGTCGTATTCGATGGCGCTAATTCGCTTTATCATTGCTTTGCTCCCTTGAGTTTCTTGATCATGGCTTCGGCACTTTCGCCGATCAGAACAGCGCCGTTCGGATCGGCGTAGATGTAATCGCTGAGAAGATCGAGGAAGTCGATCAATTTCCGCACGTCCTCTGGGTTGAGGTGAATTGGTTGTGGCATGGTATTCGCTCCGTTGTTCGATATGCGGCGCGCTGGCCGCATTTGGCGAGTATAGCACGCCGCGCACGCTCGGTCAAGTATGCTTCGATGGACGACACAGCGAATAGGGCGTAGAGAGTTCTATATACGCGTGTACAAAGTACACCCTGTCCTAGAATATCTTAGCTTCCTAGGTAGGAGGTTGCACGCGGGGACTGGAGGTGGTTACAATAGTGTGTTGTAGCGGTCTACGCGCGCCCGTGTAAAAAGCGGCGCGTGCGAGTTTGCATACTGTAGGACAGGGTGTACGGTGTACGGAGCTTTTAGTACTTCATTTTGTTGTTACTGGAGTCAACTCGATTATAATCTTGCGAAGTAATTCGCATTTCGTACTCATCGTTTTCGTACACGCCATTTCGCGTCATAGTCACGAATAGGTTCGCAAAGTCGATTCTCGCTAGTTTCGTTGCTTCTTCTAAGTAGCGTCGAAACGTGTGTCCATTTCTTTTATTCTTCACTTCTATCCAAACGACAAGTTTCGCCATATTCGCCTCCTGTGGGTACCCAGTTTAACACACTCCGCCCAGCCCTGTCAAGTAATTTTCGCTCACGCACATCGCGAAACGTTTCCTCGTCGTCACAACTTTAGATTGTAGCGAGGCGCTTCGTGCGAGCCGCTACCCCGAGTTGTATTCGACGTACAACGAAGCGTTTCGCAACACAGCATGTTCCACATACAGCTTCGCCCCAGCCTTGCGGCCGGGGCGTTGCTTTTGCTGCGCGTAGAAGTGGCTTCTATCCTTCTGCGTGCGACGCGAGAAGATCGAGCATTTCGTCGTATTGGTGGAAGGAACAAATCGTCAGAAGTAGTAGAACGCTATCCGAATCGCTGTACCCAGCTATTCCGTACAGGAATTCTGCCGCGTTGTACATCCTTTCGGATTTGTTCTCCTTGTCTTCTGTCTGCATCGCTGCCGCGAGAGCGGCGTGGAGGGTTTTCGCTGTGTCTTGGTTTCGCATGTTGTCTTCTCCTATGTGGAAGTGTTTCGAGATGTGGCTGGGGGCGGGGCTTGCGCCCCGCCCTTCGCCCTTCGCCTCAGTTCCGGAACTTCGCCACCCACTCGGCGGGGGCGACCAGCTCCTCGCCGTCGGCCAGCTTCAGCATGCCCGCCTCCGCCACGACGCGCTGGAGTGCGAGGCGTCCGGTCATTCGCAGCCGCCCCTCCCAGCCCTTCGAGCGGTTCTGCCAGCGCGAGTGGTCGACGCCGTTCGCGTCGAGGATCGCGAGGAACGCGTCGATGTCGATGCGGTCCTTCCGCCCGAGGCACTCGCCCGCGAGCTGTTCCGCCAGCCAGTCCCACGCGGACCGCTTGGCCGCCTTCCGCACGATGCCCGCCTCCCGCGCGCGGTCGCGGTACTTCTGCTTGTACGCCGTCTTCACGACGCTCCGCGCCTTCGCGATGTCGGCTTCGATCTGCTCGTCGATTTCGTCGAGCGTCTCGCCCATGCAGAGAGCCATCGGCTCCGGTGCTTCGATGGGCGCGGGGACTTCGACGTCGAGGATAGCATTCTGCTTTTGCTTCTTCATGGTATTCGCTCCGTTCGCTCCGGGGGCCGGACCGCCTCGCGGTCCTCGTCGCCACCATCGCCCGAGCATTGTACCACGGCGCGATTGCGCTGCCAATGCGGCACGCTGTCGCAGTGCAAGACGCGCGCTCTACAACTCGCCGCGACGCGATTGTACAACCGCAGTTGTACAACGCGGGGTTGCAAAAACCCCCACCCCTTGACTCGACGAAGTCGAGTCAAGGGGGGACCCGCGCTCGGCGTGCAATAATCCATATTTGCGTATATGCCTATCAACCTCGTAAGCCGAACATCTCATCTGGAACTTGACACCAGCCCCCGCGCGTGCTATACTATAATCCCCATTCGTTTATCCTCTCAAAGGAGGTATATTTCGCTATGGCGCTCAACCCAACACCCCCGCACAAAGACCCCGCTGCGAATCACCCAGCCACGAATCCAGCTGTTCCCCAACCCAACACACCACCCAAGGCAGGGCAAGTCTCTGTTGGCTCGCCGGGCGCGAAAGCCCACCATCAAGAATACGCCGAGAAGCAGAAGAAGGCCCGTGAAGAACTGGTAGCTTCGCGGCACGCTACCCCTCGGCCCAAGGATTTCAAGCCATTTTCGGTTGCCGAAGGCTCCGGGAAGATCGCATTTTTGACTTCCCCCGAGGTCGCCCCGATGGGAGCTTACGACCAGTTCATTGGCGAGCTTTGGCCTGGAGCATTTGGTTGGCTCCCGCTTGACCCTGTTACGGGAGAACCGTCTGGACAGGCAACACTCGAACCCCCCGAAGACCCGGACATACCGGTGTGCCATGTATTCGCCAACCTCATGCCGAATCTGAATGCAGATTTGCTGGTTTCGGCTTCTGGGGCGCCACTTGTCGCACCCTTGAATCCTCACCCAGATCCGCGAATTCACCCACGCGCGGAGCCGACAGAAGCGCCGCTCGGAGGACCAGTTGCGGGAGAAACACCCGCGCAGAGAGCGGCTAGAGAAGCTGCGGCGAAGGCTGCTGCGGAACACAATCAGGCGAGGCGTCCCTAGTTAGGATTTCGCTTTGGACGACGGAATACCACACGACTTGGTGGCACTCCCCACCATGCCGTATTCGGAGAGGCCGTTAGAACTCCCCTTGGACATAGAGGAGTGTCGAACGGCCCTCTGGATGGCGCATGGCAATATTACCGAAGCAGCAAAACTGCTGAAAGTTACATCTATTCGGTTAAGAGCGTTCGTAAAGAAGTCCCCATATTTGACTGCGGAGCTGCAAGAAGCGGCCGACAGGTTAGTTGATATTGCGGAATCGAATGTTCTGGACGCGCTGACAGATGAGCAAGACCCCTCGAGGCGCGACACTATGTCCAGATTTGTTCTAACAAATATTGGGAAAGCCAAAGGGTGGGGGACGCAGCCCGCTTCCGCTCTTAACTTGAAGAATTCGGCTGGTGGAACCATCATCGTGCAATGGGCGGATGGTTCGACATTCAGTTCTGCCCCCGACGAGAAGGTGATAGACCATGATCGATCCGAATCAGATGCCGCGTGAAGGATATGTTGGCTCTGCCAGCGACGAGCGAACCGTCAACAACGACGAAAATGCTGTGCGGCATGACTACCGTGTTCTAAACGAACAAGAGAAGGCGGACATGGTGGAAATCAAGGACGCCGGTTTGGCGTTCTTGAAGACGATCAAGAAGTTCCCTCCGTGTCGCGAGATGAGCCTCGCTGCGACGAAGTGCGAAGAGGCAGTTATGTGGGCGGTGAAGGGGATAACCAAATGACAGACTTGCCGCGCTACAAGTCGCACAAGATAGTCGAGGCGGTGCGAATAAACAGCATCGAATTCAGTGGGTATGGAAGGGCAGTTATAACCCACTCCGGACACATGATACATACCACCGAAGATAGGTATAGGGAAAAGTACCACGGCGACGATAAGGACGATTTGGGTTACTACGTGCGATACGAAGATGGGTATGAATCGTGGTCGCCCACCAAGGCGTTCGAAGAAGGATACACGAAGATAGAATAGGCCGGGGAACCGATACGATGGATGGGAGCACTTGAAGAAGGTGGAAAAGCCGCGACAGCAGCCGTAACTGGGCTTGCAACGCAACCTTTGAGTTTGGCTTTGGTGTGTATTAATGTGGTATTTTTGGCTTTCGGCACATGGTTCATACGGGATGTAATTGAGACTAGCAATGCTGCGAATATACGCCGCGACGCATTGATGGCGTCCCTAATAAAGGATTGTACCACGCCAACGCCACCGAAGAAGGACGACTAGAATGGGCGCAAACATATGGTTCTGGGTCATCTACGTTCTGACATTATTATTCGGCGTGTGGGGAATGAACCCGTGGAGGCCAGCAGGGCAAATATGGGCACCCTTTGGGAGCTGGTTCGTTATATTCATCCTCGTCGGCATTCTCGGCTGGCACGCATTCGGACCGCCCATTCGGTGACGATGTGTTAGAAGCACTCAAACAAGAACAAGAACCTCCGCGCGTCGTCATTCCGTATGTCCCGCGAGAACACTTCAAGCCTATGCATGCTTCTTTGAAGCGCTGGATATTCATGGTCGCGCACAGGCGCGCGGGGAAAACGGTTGCGCTGTGTAACAAAGTAATTCGAGCGGGCCTAGAGAATAAGAGAACATTCCCGCCGCCGCGTTATGGGTATATCGGGCCTAGCTTCGCGCAGGCGAAAGACTTGGTTTGGGGATACTACAAGCATTACACGAGCGTACTGCCTAATGTAAAAGTAATGGAAGGAGACTTGCAGATAACACTAAGCAATGGGGCGCTGATCAACTTATACGGTGGCGCGGCGGCTTATGAGCGAATGCGTGGACTTTATTTTGACGGCATTGTTGCTGACGAGTATCCTTTACTTAATCCCTCTATGCTTGGCTCTGTTGTGCGCCCTTGCTTGGCGGATTATCAAGGGTGGGCGGTAATTTCGGGTACTTCTGCTGGCGACGATCACTTTCACGAACTTAAGAAGAGGGCCGAGATAGAAACAGACCGATGGGATTTATTTAGTATACCGGTAACAGAAACTGACGCACTTCATCCTGATGAAGTTCAGGAAATGTGCAAGGATATGACGCCGGACGAGTTCGCCCGCGAGATGATGTGCAGCTTCGATGCGCCGGTAGAAGGGAGTTACTACGGCGAAGTTCTTAATGATATTCAGCTGGCCACTCCCAGCCAGATTACGGGGGTTCCTTATGACCCCAATTCGCTGGTCTTCACGTCTTGGGATTTGGGTATAGATGATGAGACAGTTATATGGTTCATGCAGCAATGCGGTAGGGAACTGCATGTTATTGATTATACTCAAGGTTCTGGTAAGGGTCTTGAATACTACGCAGCCGAAGTTAAGTCCAAGCCGTATGCTTATGGTTGCCATATTCTGCCGCATGACATTAAAGCTCGCGAATTGGGAACTGGAGTATCACGAAAGGAAGTCCTAGACCAATTGCTGCCCAACGTGTTCGTCTGCCCGTTGCACACCGTTGAGGATGGCATTTCGGCGACGCGCGCTGCGATCCGAATGATGTGGATAGATGCCGTTCGGTGTGAACCGGGAGTTATGGCGCTGCGGAACTATCACAAAGGACCCAACGGGAAACCTATCCACAATTGGGCTTCGCACCCCGCAGATGCACTTCGGGTTGGATGCGTGGCTTTCAATATGATCAAACCAATGATCGGCGGTTCCAACGTCATCGGAATAGGCGAAGGAGCACTCCGGAGAAATCTCAAACGGATGCAGAATGCGCCGAGGAGAGTTAGATGAATTACGCGAAGCCAATTACAGACCCCGGTGTGCCGATCACCGAACGGATATTTGATAACGGCGTTGTGGGCGGTCAGTTAAACGTCCAGACTGATTACAGCGCGGATCACGACGAAACGCTGTACGACGCAGCTGTTCGCGCGATGATTGACGATTCTATTTCGTTCGAGGAAAGCGTGCTCGCGCCGGACCGAGAGGATAACTTGAGGTTCTTCTATGGCGAAGAGCCAACTCAGGAGGGTGAAGGGAAGTCCACGGCGGTGTCGACGGACTTTCGGGATACCGTGATGGCTATTCTACCCTCTTTGATGCGTATTTTCACTTCCACGGAGCGCGTCTGTAATTGCGTGCCGAACTACCAAGGCCAGGAAGAAATGGCCAAGCAGTGCACGGACTATTTGAATTACGTCTTGTGGGAAGACAACGACGGCTTCTTGATTATCCACGATATCATCAAGGATGCTCTGAGATGCAAGACGGGCGTTATGCGTTGGGAAACGCACAGCAATGAAGAAGTCACGGAGCAGGAGTATCAAAACATTACAGAAGAGCAACTTCAATTTCTCGCCAGTGAAAATCCGTCTGTCGAAGTGCTGGATAAGCAACCGCACCCGCAAATGCCCGGCATATTACAATCAGTTCGTACCAAGTTCGTCAAATCGAAGCCACTTACACATATTATGTCTGTGCCTTTGGATGAATTCCGCGTGTCACGGAAAGCCAAAGACGTAGAGAATGCGCCTCTGATTGGTCACGATCAGGTGTGTAACGTATCCCATCTGGTGGAGCAAGGGTATAAACTCGAGGAATTAGCTGAGTTCTTGAACGCCTCGCCGGATAACTTCGCTACGGACCGCCAGTTCAGAAATCGCGGGTTGGATGAGGGGGACCTTACCGATGCCTGGGATATTCGCTACGGCTGTTACTATATCCGAATCGATAAGGATGGCGATGGAATCGCCGAGTTACGTAAAATTACTACCGTTGGCGACAATCATCATATTCTCCGTGATGATGTGGTCCAATATTCGAATTTTGCAGTATGGTGCCCTGATCCTGAGCCTCATACTCTTATTGGGGATTCTCCGGCCGATTTGGTGAAAGACATCCAGATCATCAAGACAAATATGCTCCGGGGTTCTCTGGACTCACTTGCGCAGTCCATTTGGCCTAGGACGGTGTTCAACCAGACTATTACCAATACCGACGATGTGTTGAACGACGAAATCGGTGCTCCTATCCGCACGATGGGTGATCCGAACGCAGCGGTGATGTCGATCAACCACAACTTCGTCGGTCAGCCTGTTTTTCAGATGTTCCAAGTGATGGAGCAGCTTCGACAGTCTCGCACGGGCATTTCGGATGCGTCGAAGGGCGTCGATCCTCGCGCGCTGCAGAGCACGAACGTAACTGGCATCGATGCGATCGTGCAGGGAGCGCAGGAACGCATCGAACTGTGTGCTCGTATTCTCGCCGAGACGGGCATGAAGCAATTGTTCCGTGGGTTGCTCCGCGAGATAGTTAACAACCCCAATCAAGAGCGCACAATTCAGCTTCGTGGCAAATGGACTAACGTTAACCCCTCCACATTCGACCCCACGATGCGTATATCGGTCAACCCAACCCTTGGGAAGGGTTCCGATATGACGCGGCTGATGGTTCTGCAGGACGTCAAGGCGACGCAGACAGCCATTATGCAGCAATTCGGCGTGGAGAATCCGCTCTGCGGCGTGCAAGAATTCCGGAATACACTTACCGATATATTGGCCATCGCGAATGTAAAGAATGTCGGCAGATACTACAAAGAGATTACCGAGGAGACGATTCAGAAGATCGCTTCTACACCCAAGGAACCGGACGCGGCTACTCTTCTCGCCCAATCCGAAATGGAGAAGAACCGTGTTAAGATGGCCACCGAAATATCGAAGTCCAACTTCGCAGATCGCAAACTCCGCGTGGACGATGATTTCCGCCGGGATGATATGGTTGTTAAGGGCCTTCTCGATGCGGCTAAGATCGAGGCGCAGTTTGCTGTTGATGTCAATGAAGAAGAGACGGTTGAGTCGCGCGATACACCATCCCCAGCGATAAATCCGCCTCCTCCACCACTTCCCATGAACCAATTCTCTGAACAATTGGGGCAAATCAGTGATCGAGAACAGCCCACTCCAGAAGTCGTCGGACCTCCGCCTCAGCAACCTGGAAGTTGAGGAGAAGGCGGCTGACGCCGCTGAGATTCTGAACCACCCTGCTTTCAAAAGCGCGTTGAATGATATATATTCGCGGGCAGAGGGAACACTACTGGAAGCAGATATTGGGAGCTTGACAGCGGGCGCGGCCCATGCTACCATGAAGGCGATTACGGCTATACGTAAGCAGTTAGAAGAATACATTAACGACCACAAGATGCGTCAGAAGTACCATCGGGGTAGTGATAATGGCTGATACCGATCTTGAACAGGCCGCTCAGGCATTCGATACTGCAATCAAGTCTGAGTCGGTTCCTTCCAGACCAGCCAAAAAGCCTGACGATGCTGGTGGTCCCAAGGACGCCATATTCAAAAATCTCGGCAACGCAGAAGTCGATGAGGAAAGCCCAGCCAAGGGTGGCGGGGATGACGAAGAGGAGTTGTTATATGGCGATTCGGATCAAAACTCCAAGGCCGATCCAAGGGATCCTCGCAAAGGAAATGACAAAGATCGGAAAGGCGACGATGACGAATCAGATGGGGATGACGCCAGCGGCGAAGAAGATGATTCCCCCGATCGAGACCCCGATGCCGACGAGGAGGGGACGGAAGCCGAACTTCAGCGGAAAGTTGAAGTTACCGTAGACGGCGAACCGGTTGAAGTAACTCTTAAAGAAGCCCTCGAGGGTTACGTACGGACAGAGACATTCCATCGGCGGATGAATCAAGTGGACGAGGCGAAGAAGATTGTTCGCCGCGCTGCCGCCGATGCTGTCCACAATTACGAGTATTCCATCACCATTGCGAAGGAGATGGAAGCTTGGATGGAGACGATGGTTCCCAAGGAGCCAAATTGGGACGAAGAATACGCCAAGGACGCCGGGAGGGCTAGGGAACTCCAGAAATACTACGAGAAGGCCAAGGAATTCCGTGATACGCTGCGAACGCAGCAATCTGAAATCCAGAAGAAGCAGATGGAGTCAAACTCGACTCAGTTGGCGGCGTTCGCCGAAGAGGAGGCCCAGAAATTCGAGCTGTCTAACCGTAAATATTGGTCGGACCCTAAAAAGAAGGCCAAGGACTTGCAGTCGATGCGTAAGACCGGGCTATCTTCTGGGTTCACAGAGGAAGAGTTGTCGCAAGTGTACGACAGCAGGATGCTTTCGGTCCTTCTGAAGGCGTCCAAGTACGATAGAATGATGGCAAACAAGCCTAAGCCAGTCGTTCGTATCGAGAAGCCGATACCTCCGGGAGCGGGAAGCGCCAAACGGCGCACGGCTCAGAAGGGAGTTACTTCGGCGATGAATAGGCTCAACCGCACTGGTAGCGTCGAAGATGCTGCTGTAGTGTTTGACCAGATCATCCGAAGAGGATAACTCCACATGGCAATGGTCGCTGGTTCCTTCACGACCTATCAGGCGAAAGCCAATCGTGAAGATCTCTCCAATTCTATCTACAACATCGATCCGTTCGACACCCCCGTGATGTCGATGGCCCGCCGTCGAAACGCGAAGAATCGCACTTTCGATTGGCAGACTGAATTTCTCCCCGTCGTTGATCCGAACAACGCCCAGCCCGAAGGTTTCGAGCTGGCTCGTGCCGTTTCGCAGCCGACCGTTCGTCTGACGAACGTGACCCAGATTTCGGCGCGCGACGCGACCGTCTCGGGTTCGCAAGAAGCTGCTGACGCCGCTGGTAAAGGCTCCGAGATGGGCCACCAGATGGCGTTGAAGTCGAAGGTGCTCAAGTCAGACATCGAGACGATTCTTTGCTCTCGGCAGGCTCGCGTTGACGGTGCCGATCCGAATACGCCGCGCAAGACGGAAGGCATCGCTCATTGGCTCGGCCGCGCAACCGACAAGGCGGCGGCTGTTGCTGGCGCGGTTGCTCCCGGTACCGTTCTCACCGGTCTTCCGGTCTTGGCTACTGATGCATTCGCTGCGGTCGCGGGTGCTTCGCAGATCGCTCTCACCGAAGCGATGCTCGGTGACGCGATGCAGAAGGCATACACCAACGGTGCCAACCCGAGCGATTGGGTGGTTCCACCGGCGATCAAGCGAACTGTTAGCACCTTCGATGGGCGCAATGGTTCGCAGGTTCTCGTCGGCAAGACGGAAGTGGTGGCCACGGTTGATATCGTTGCAACGGACTTTGGTCGCATCAAGGTATTGCCTTCGCGATGGATCGCCACTGATATCTCGCTTCTGCTCGATCCGGATTACGTAGCGGTTGCGTTTTTCCGGAACTTCCGTCAGCACCAGATCGCAAAAATCGGTGACGCGGAAACCCGCCTGATCTTGGCGGAGTGGGGTGTGGAAATGCGGAATCCGCTCGGCCACATTCTCTTCAACGGCATCAAGCAGGGTGCCGTTATTACCTAGGGCTTCTAGCCTGCCCGCGTCGTGCAATGCGGCGCGGGTTCACACATAGGGGTAAGACATGAATACGATTGGCTGGGCAGTGAAAGAAATGCATAATGGAAATCGTGTTTGCCGTGCTGGTTGGAACGGCAAAAATATGTATTTGGAACTCCAAGTTCCTGATGAGAATTCCAAGATGACTCTCCCCTATGTCTATATGCGAACTGTTCAAGGCGATCTTGTACCTTGGCTGTGCTCACAGACTGATCTTCTCGCTTCTGATTGGGAAATCGCGGCATAGGAGAAATCAATGCCTCCTCGTAGCCAGAAACAACGCGGCGCAATGTATGCCGCCGCTGCCGGGAAGTCCACGCTTGGTATTCCGAAGTCGGTCGGCAAGGAATTCGTCGCCGCTGACAAACCTGGGAAGTTGCCGAAGCGCGTCAAGCAGAAGGGTAAGTTCGGCAAATCTAGATAATGGATTGGCAGGACCTATTCAAGCCTAGGACGCCTAAGTATTTATCGGGTATGCTTGCCTCGCCCGATGAATTGCCGACTCCTCGTCAGCCAGAAATGAGTACTTATCACCCTTCGCCATCCGAAGCGGTAGCTTACAAGCTTGGCCAGCTTCAGGATCCGGGGACGTCGGGTGATAAACGGCAAATTTATGAGACGGCTAAAAATCAAGCTAATGCGTTAAGTTTGATCCCGCCAGTTGGCGCTGCTTGGGGCGCTATGGATTTGGGACATGCTTACGGTGGGTACCAAGAAGGAACTAAAGGCATATTAGACGTTGCTGCGGCGGCTCCAGCTGTACTTCCATTCCTTGGCCGCGCTAGACGCGCCCCTCCTGTAATCGGCGCTTTCCATGGAACTGGCGCTCCGGTCGATTTCACCAAATTCAGAGCGCCCCCTCCAACCCATGACATTGGTGTGCATTCCACCATAGAACCTTATGTTTCATCTCATTATTCAGGTGATTTTGATCCTAGTATTAATTTTAATAAGGCTAAATTTATAGAGCGGCCCACTGATCCTGCTGAGGCTGCGGGCGGTAGAACTATGCCGGTTGTACTCGATATTAGAAATGCATTAAGATATCCGCGGGATGCAATTAAGTGGAATGTTCCTGAGAATGTCATCGGGCCACTAGAAACGGCCATGCGTTCGGGGTTTGTTGCGCCTAGAGGTTTGTTGAGCGATATGTATAATATAGCGGGATCGGAGAAAGTATGGCAAAGAGATTTTGTTCCTATGTTAAAGGAACGAGGGTATGATTCTATATTTTACCCTCATGCGGCTGCAGATCCACGACCTAAGTACAATACTTTTGCAACACTTGACCCGGAATCAACGGTAGCTAGGTTTACGCCAGAAGGTCAGAAATTAATCGCTGAGCGCGGTATTAGAGAGCCTATTAGACAGTATTGGGGGCACGAGCCATGGAGCATTCCACAAGGAATTCTGAAAAAACCGGAAGAAATTGAGACTTTGGTAAAAGATCCGAAGAGGAATACGGCGCAATGGTGGACCGAATCTGCGCCCCCATCCAAATTAAAAGAATTGGACGAGAAATTTACGATAGAAGCAGAAAGACAAAAGAAGGCGCACGCAGAATCTCAAGCTGTATGGAAAGAAATACAGGTTGCCGATAAACAGAAAGTAAATGATTTTATAAAACATTATGAAAATATGACTGGATTTAAATTTCCTAAGGGGACTAAGCCTCCTAATATTTATGAAGCTCAGAATTTTGTGGAGAATTGGCACGCGCCTACTGCTCCGGGTGAATTTTCACATCAAGATTTTTGGAAGTATATGAATGAAATTAATGATAAATCAGGAATGAATATGAGTCCTAAAACATTGGCGGGCTGGATGACTCAAAAGAGTTCATCCCCTGCGATTGTTAAAAAACAATTTGATGATTATGTTAGAATTATGGGGAAGGGAGACGTGTTACAGCAGTACGAAGTAAATAATTTGTTAGGTTCTGCTCCAACTCTTGCCCCGATTTCGGGACTGCTTGCTAAGCAACAGCAATATGGTACGGGATTGTTAACTCAACCGACAAAGAAATACAGCGCGGCGGCAATAGATGCAGAGATAGCAGGGGCGGGGCAGAAACAACCAACGTTGCTCGATGATTTTGGTGGATCGGAAGTGAAGTTGAAGAAATACTGGGAGAAAGAAGTTAAGAACGTATCTAATATGTCTTGGGAAGATTTCCTCCAAAAAGCTAAGACGAATGAGTCAGAACCTTGGAGCAAATTTCAAGGGAAAAAAGAGCACTAACGCGTAGGAATATTAGTTGTATCTTGACAGGGAACCACAGGTGTGCTACCATGGCGGAGAAGAAAGTCATATATCGAGATGATGGAGCCGTCAAACGAACTTTGATTTGGGATGACGACGCGCCTGAAACGGTGCACGTTCATACCGAACTCGACATGACCCAGACTATCGAGAATAACAAGGTCATGAGGGAGTTGCACCCCCGCCGTTCTATGAATAAAATGCTTGCTCGGGGTGTGCCAATGACCGTCGCGGAACAAGCTATTCGCGAGCAGTGGGACGACAACGACTGGAAAAAGTGGTTGAACGACCCAGACAATGCTGCGTTTAGAGTTTGGCCGGGACGGGTATAATGGCGACATTCCTTTCCGACAAATGTACCGAAATTCGTAATTGGTTGGCGTTAGGCTCGGATGTGTATCCGAATCCTATCGTGACCACTTGGATTCGTATGGCGGAAGAGTATCTTTCGACTGCTCTTCGCGTCAAGCATATGATTCAGATCGATACTTCGCCGATTAAAGAAAATCGAGTTCCGCTTCCTCTCGACTGGCAAGAAACCCGTTTGGTTCGTATACTTCCGTCTGGTAGCGTTGGACGATACACAACTCCAGACGCATTTCTCAATCCAGAGTACCCCGATCCGCCTGCAGCCCCTTATCCGGGGAGGATCAAAAGATATACCGTTCTGGGCAATTATATTATGGTGGGCGAAGTCGATCCCGTGAATGGGACGCTCGTGGAATTGACTTATTACCAAAACATTCCGCCCCTTACGGAGGATGTCAATAATTGGATTAATGCTTACAGCCCGACTGTCTACACTCTTAAAATTCTTCACATCGCCTCGATGTATTCTATTGAGGATCAGCGAACTCCCGTCTGGGATCAGGAAGTGACTAGATTGGTCAATGGGATGAATGCTCGGCATCAAGTAGACATGGCGAGCGGATCTGTATTGATGCCGGTTAGGAAGAAGTCATTCGGATGATGCCGGGAAGATCATATGGACTTGGCAAGTGGGGTCGTAATACTTATGATCATTGGAGAATCGTTGATCGTTGGGTTCCTATTCCTGTTAATCCGCCGGTAGAAATTTGGGTTCCCTCTCCAGACACTCCTGTTATTCCGCCTCCGTCTGACATTTGGACACCGGCTAATCCTGTGACGGAAATATGGACTCCTGTTTCTGACACTCCCGTAATTCCGTCTCTGCCCGATAAGTGGACTCCAATCCCAAATCCTTCCACGCCTTGGGGGTAGTGTGGCTGATATCATTACGCCTAAATTGCACTTAACCAAGCCGGAAGTTGGTGGCTCCGATGATACTTGGGGCGAAAAGGTTAACGGTAATTTCGATTTGATTGACGCGGCTGTTACTCTCAATCCTGCCGATAAGCCATATGTGGATGCGCAGGATTCTTTAAGGGTGCTCAAGGCTGGCGACGTAATGGGTGGCTTCCTTACGTTGAATGCCGATCCTACTTCTAATTTGCACGCCGCGACTAAGCATTACGTGGATACCGCTACTCCACCGGCAGATTGGAATAATATCACTAACAAGCCTGCTACGTTTCCTCCGACGCTGCCGATCGCTCAGAGTGGTGTAACTAATCTCGTAACTGATCTAACGGCGAAAGCACCGTTAGCGTCACCAGTATTTACGGGGAATCCGACAGCTCCGACACCTGCGATCGCTGATAATGATACTTCGATCGCCACGACAGCATTCATTAAAGCGCAAAATTATGCGCCGATAGATTCCCCTGTATTTACAGGAAACGCGCAAGCGCCGAATCCTCCGGTGGGAGATAATGATGCTTCTATTGCTACGACGCAATTCGTTACGGATATGGTCATAGCGGCGGGGTCTACTTCTCCGAGCAATGCAAATCCACTTATGGATGGAGTGGCGGCTCCAGGCACTTCGTTACTTTATGCGCGCGGTGATCATGTTCATCCATCCGATACCACTAAGCAACCACTTATTACTGCTGGAACTACGGCGCAGTATTGGCGCGGCGATAAGACATTTCAGACGCTTGATAAGGCGGCGGTCGGCCTAGGCAACGTCGATAATACGTCCGACGCCAATAAGCCGGTGAGCACGGCGCAAGCAGCGGCTGACAACTTGCGTGTGCTGAAGGCTGGCGATACGATGACCGGCCAGCTTATTATGAGCTACGCCGCTCCGGGTGCGGGATTTTGGTTTAATACTCCGACAGTCGCGCAGAAGTATTTTCTTGGGACAGAAACCGGTACGGAGAATTTCCGCCTGTTTGTTAGTCCGGTGGGGCAGGCGATTTCGGTTAATAATACTGGTTTTGTTACTCTGATAGGCGATCCAACTGCCGCGCTCGGCGCTGTGACGAAGCAATATGCCGATAAAAAGGTGCTCAAGACTGGCGACACAATGACGGGCCAGCTTGCGATGAGCGGTGCCCCGGCAACTATCAATGCTCCGCAGAAAGGACATTTATTCGGCACGCCCGCAGGAACAGCGTATAACGGCGCAGTTCAAATAACCGACGCCAATATTATATTATACGGGGTTGGCAATAACTGGTGCGGTTTTGGCACCGATACGAATGGCAGTTTTTGGCTGCGCGCCGGATTGTCAGGCACACCGGTTCCGCAGCTTCGCGTCAATTCATCAACAGGCCAAGTTGAGACGTCTAATACGCCTCGTAAGATGATTGTTTACACTAGCGGTTCCGGTACTTATACACCGACTGCGGGATGCATCGCGATCCGCGTTCGGCTTGCCGGAGGCGGGGCTGGCGGTCAAGGCGGCGGCACAACACATGGAGCGGGCGGAGCGGGCGGCACAACGACTCTCGGGCCTTATGGTGCGACTGGCGGCAATTCTATTTCGCCCGGCACGGGTAGTGGCGGTCAACTCAATTTGACAGGCGGACAAGGGCCGTATCCGACAAACGCAAATCTTGAACAAACTGGCGCTATGGGCGCCGTTAATCCGTTCGGCGGCGGGGGTGCTGGCATTGCGTTTTATAATGCTGGCGGGGCGGGTTCACCAAATACCGGTGCAGGCGGTGCGGGCGGCGGTTGTGATAGCGCCGTTGCCGGCGCGCAACCCGGTGCGGGCGGCGGTGCGGGTGGTTATTGCGAGGCAATCGCTGCACCGCCCGCAGCGAACTACGCTTACGCCGTTGGCGTTGGCGGCACCGGTGGTGGGTTTGGCGCTAGCGGAAAGTTCGGCGGCAACGGCGGTTCTGGCGTCATTATCATCGAGGAGTTTTTCCTATGATCCGCTGCGCAATCGTCGACACTGCCACGGGCTTTGTGGTCAACGTCATCGAATATGAGACTGTGCCGGAAGGCACGCCACCCGGTCTAGAAGATGGTATGATCGCTGTAGCGGGCGACACAGCAAGTCCCGGCGATATCTATGATGCCGAAAACGGTACGTTTAAAAGCGCGAATCCAATGCCAATGGGTGCACCGCAACATTCGTGGGGACCGACACTATTCAATCTACTCGGAGGGAAAGATTATGTCGGCGCTTGATCAAATCGCGGCGGCACGTGACGACGAGTTTTCGGCGCGCGTCTCGATGATAATGTTCAAAGTCGCGCAAATGGTTGCATCGGAAGCGCCAACGGAACCAGATCACGCCGCGCGAATGGACTATGCGTTGCGTGTGATCCGGGGTGCGGAGAATCCGAAGTTAGTTGCGGCACATGTGGTATCGAGCAACCCAACAATTGGTGCTGCGATCGACGAAAACCCAGAACTGAAGGGTTCGAATATCCCCGACGCTGATATCGAGTTCGCGTTGTCGTCAATATGGACGGCGCGTTCGCTTGCGTTCGCGGCGGATTCTGCGTCTGCTGTTACGATGAAGGCATAACCAATGGCTGATACTATCACGCCGAAATTGTCCCTCATCAAGCCAGAAGTTGGCGCATCTGCCGATACGTGGGGTACCAAGCTTAACGGCAACTTTGACGTCATTGACAATAAAGTTGTGCGTAATACAATTCAGTGGACTATTGTGGGCGGCGATGAATTGCCTGCGAGTACGGCTGGCCCGTTTCTGATCGAGAGGTGGAACAACGCTGGCGTCAAGGCTGGCACTCCGGTTTCAATTGATCGACAAAATGGCAACGTCACGCTGGCTAACAATTTGACTGTTACCGGTTCTGCCAACGTTGCTTCATTGTTAACTGGTGCTATTACAGGTGTTGGTACTCTTAGTATCACTGGCGTTATTACAGCGACTGGCGCTATTTCGGGCGCTTCTGTGAGCGTTGGTTCTGGTACGATAGCTG